TATTGATTGGTAACATGTTGAGTGGTTCACATCACGATACTACCCGAGTTGTGGAGCGTGAAGTGATTCGTGAAGTGCCCGCAAAGTCTAGTTCACGTGATAGTTCATGGGATGACGCACCAAGCACCCCATCACGAAGCTCAAGCTGGGATGACACTCCAAGTCGTAGTAGCTCAAGCTCAAGCTGGGACAGCGGCTCTAGTTCATCTTCTAGCTCAAGCTGGGACAGTGGTTCAAGTTCATCAAGCTCTAGCGATTCAAGCTCTAGCTCAAGCTGGGACTAATTATGATAGTTATCGAGATTCTACTGGCTCTCGGTATATTCAGCGTGATAGCGATGGCTATCTACGCTGGATACAAAGCAGGCAAGTATACAAATAAGGAAGAAAAGTGAATATTTACTTAGATATGGATGACGTAGTAGCTGATTGGCTAGTCTACGCCCAAGAATTTTTGAAGATGCGTTGGGACGAAGCAAAAGGTGAGCGTATTCCACAAGCTGATTGGGACCGACTAAAAGAGAATGCACGATTCTATCGTGACTTGCCGTTGAAGCCCGGAGCACACGAACTAGTTGACTGGTGTCGTACATACTGCGCAAAGACAGGTGCAAACTTGTACTTCTTAACAGCATTGCCCCATGACTATTCAACACCATATGCGGCATACGATAAGGTACACTGGGGCGACAAACACTTTCCGGGTATCCCTGTCTTCTTGGGTCCGTTCTCGCATGACAAGTATCGTTACTGTAAGAGCCCAGAAGATATTTTGATTGATGACCGTCATTCAAACTGTCACGAATGGACAGCGGCAGGTGGTCGTAGTCACATATACACGACTTGGGAAAATTGCAAACCTTGGTTAGAGGAAACATTAAATGGATAAATTTTTAGCATGGTGGCGTGAAAACTATTTTCAACTCACCTGGTTTATTATTGGTTGGTGTTGCGCCCATGGTTTAGTTAGCATTGAACGAGGTGATGGCATCGGTGCAGTGATTGACTTTGGTCTTGCATACATCAACTACAAAATGATGAAGGATTCGATGAAATGAGTAGCCGAGGCATCATCCAAGAAGAATCTCCCCAAGCATGTCAGATGTGCGGGGTCATTGCAGAAACTCGTCCTTATGGACCCAATGGTGAAGAAATTTGCTTTGACTGCGGGATGAAAGACGAAGAAACAACTAAGCAAAAAATGTCTGAGTACGTTTTCGGAGAGAAATAATGAAAGATACACTTTGGGCAGCCTTCATTGGCTTTATTGTCGCAATATGGTTGTTCAATCACCCATGGAGCGATAACACTAAGTACCGTCAAGCTATTCAAGAATGTGAACGAACACTTCCTCGTGACCAGCATTGTAAAGTAATTGGAGTACCTCATGTCCCGAAATAAGTTTCGACCACAGGACTTTAGCAAGTCTTACGTAATGAAAGAACGATTGAAATATGGTCATAACGATAATTACAACTTTCAAACTCGAATCGAATGGTATCCAGTTGGTTACAAACTCAACAAGAAAACTATAACAAAACAATTTCAAAAGCTACATTACTTGGCATGTCACGCACCCAAACCAGTTGCAAAGAAATGGCAATCAGCGTATAATCAGTTTCATAGCAAGCACTTTGCCAGTAAAGGCAAAGCAAGCATGAGATTTTTAAACAAATGGACAGCACATAGCTGGTTATGAACCCAAATAGATTATTAGCAGTATTACAACCGTTTATTAATGCGTTGTTAGTCATCTTCCTAGTAGGCTTGGCATATGGTTGGCTATCGAATGATGAATACGAAGATGACGAGTTTACCGTCACAATTACTTACGACTGCAAACACGTTCTCCTGGAGAGAGATTATCCAACAGAAGTATTACAAGAATGTTTGGAGTTGAGAGATGAAATCCAAAGAAGAAATCGTTAATGAGATGTGTCTGGATTACAGACATGACTATGGTATTAGAAAGTTAGATACCGACCCACCTTGGACTAGCGGCATGACTGAGAAGGATGCCAAAAGTCTTTACAATGTAATGGAACAGTTGTACAATCAGATTGTAGAACCTAGACTGAAAGAAATCAATGACCGAACAAAAGTACGAAACAGTACCCGTAGAACTAAGCGATGAAGAATTTTTAACCATTGCAAGAATGGCACATGAACGTGACATTACTTTTAACAAAATGGTAGAAGCAATTCTTTGGCAGTACATCAACGACACTAAGAATAAAATTCCAACACTAACGGATGTGGTAGAAAAATGAATGATATATTAGCTGGAATTTTTAGTTGGATCAAAGATGATTACAGAACTCACCCTTTGCGCTTTTGCGTTGAGTTGTGCGCTTGGGCTATTTCTATTGGGTGTAGTATTACTATGGCACTCACTGTCCCCAACCCACCGCTTATTATGTTGTATCCTGTTTGGATCGCAGGTTGCGCTATGTACGCTTGGGCTGCATTCACTAGGAAGAGTTTTGGAATGTTGGCAAACTACATCTTGCTAACAACTATTGATTCGATTGGTCTCGTCAGGATGCTCGTTCAATGATTATCACAAACAAGTCAGGGGACATTCAATTACCATATGACCCTGACTTACTTGAGTGGTTGCAAATCACTTACCCCTTTTCACAATATCACATACTGGAACTATAATGATTGACTTTACAAACCCTGAAAACTTAAAAGAAATGTCCGACACTACAGAAGCCAATCTACATGCGTGGCTCAAGAGTATGTTGCAGATGGGTCCTGCAACAATCACATTCACTAAGGTTGATGGTACCGAGCGTGTTATGAATTGCACACTCGAAGCAGAAAAGTTGCCCCCGGCAGTACCGCTTGCAGAGGGAAAGACGCCTCGCAAAGAAACAACTAGTACTAAAGCATTACGTGTATTTGACTTAGAAAAGAAAGAATGGCGTAGTTTTACTACCAAAAACGTCAAACGAATCGAACTTTCTATCGGTTGACAATAAATAGAGTTCATGCTATAATTTCGTTATGAAAAAGGAACTCTTATCTTTCACTGTTAAACAGCCCAAGTCTCGCAATCACCATATGTTGTTTTGCGAGAATACGCCATTTAAACCCAAGATTGAAAAATGTAAGAAAAAGTCTTACAAACGAAATCCAAAGCATCGCAACCTAGACACTTGACAATAAATGGTTTTGGTTGTATAATAGATACTTCAACAGCAAGGAGTCTCTATGTCTTACATTCGATTCAATCACGATCCTAAGTGGGGACCTCGCAAAGGACTTGAGGGTCCGTTTCATTACCCATCTGGCGCTGTCTTGTACTACGACCCAAAAGCAGGGGAGTACTACGATCCTACTACTGACTTCTATGTTCCCAACGAAGATGTTGAGGAACTGAAAAATCAAATCTTTGCTGCCTTGAAAAAAGGTTGACAATTAATAGTTTTGGGTATATAATACTCTCATAGTTTGAAAAAAGGAGCTTTAGCATGATGAACGAAACTGAAACAAAACACAAATCTGCTGGTCAATTTGCTTGGTTCGCCGAGCGTGACGCACGTATGCGTAGTGCAGTAAATAGTTCTCTTTTTACTGATGCTCAAAAGATTCGTGCCGAGCGTGTTAAGTTGGGTCTCGAAATGGTGTTTAGTGCTGAAAAAGTATACATCGAATTCCGCAAGGGTTTCATTAGTGTTAAAGTTAACAAGCCAGAAGTGCGTGACCGCAAGGGTCTTGCATTGCTAGAAATGTGTTACAAGAATGAGGGCTTTGAAAAGTGCAAAACTTCTCAGGGTTTCACTTATCGTTTGTTCAAAAAGGCTTGACAATAAAACGTTTTGGGTATATAATAGAATCTTAAACAGTAAGAAAGAACACAATGACTCCATTGACTACTCGCCAAAAAGCTCTGATTGTTTCTAACATTGTCAAAGCTGTAAAGAACATTGATAACCTCAACAAGACAGGTTACAACTTCATCTACCAATGCTCGGGCTTCATTGCTCACTATGACATGTATGGTTTCATCGCAAGCTATACCGGCGAAACATTGAAGAAAGACATTCTTTCTTACGCAGGTCAAAATCAATGGAAAAACTTTCGCCCAGGCGAACGTGACTATGAATACTACAAAGCTAAGGCTGATGTGTATAACGAAATCGTTTCTCAAATCGTTTAAGGACTCAAAATGAAAACATTTATTCTTGGTACAATCTTTGGTATCGTAGTCGCTACTGTTGGCTTCTCGGGCATTGCTAAAATGCTTGACAACGGCGTAGAGAAAACAAAATCTATCGCAGTGGAATCCTCAAAATGAAATTATTTGAAGTGATTGGCTTTCCAAAAACATGCCCATCTGAAACATTCAGCATTGGTACATATCAAACACTTGAGCGAGCCGAGGAAGTTAAGGCTAAGTCCTACACTGAATACTCTCGCTGTGAATTTGAAATTGAAACAAAGTGGATGGAAGAATGAAGTACATTTTACTTTTTTCCTCAGTGTTGTTTCTACTATCAGGTTGCAATGAAAATCGTGACCGAACAGTAGGCATTGCTGACTATGAAATCAAAGCGGAAGATTGTGTAGTCAAGTACATTGACAACCCTAAAGGCCACAACTTCTTTATCGCTAAGTGTCCGGCAGCAAGCGAGACAATTAGCTGGCAACAGCAACAAGGTAAGAGTAGCTATACTACCGCTACAGTAGTGACAAGCGAAAGCCTACGCATAAAATTAGCTGAGGTTGAAGCTAAAGAAAAAGCATTGTCTAAATTGACAGACGAAGAAAAGAAACTTTTAGGAGTAAAGTAATGGATAAATGGCTATCAATTTGTTTAATCGGTCTAGTGTTCGGTATGTTCAGCCCACTCATTTTCATGGAGCGTGGTAAATCAGAATGTCGCATTGAAGCCATTAAAGCACAGATGCCGGCTGATGACATTATCAAATTGTGTAAGTGAGATTCAAGCGTAAGCAATTGGAGGATAAGATGGGTTTAGATATGTACGCCTATGTAGGCAAGCCTGGTCAACGTGATGAATTTTTTAACCAAGATGGTCTTGAGTATGACGGTGTTAACCATGAGTGGGTAACCCCTGTAGGTGGAGTTCACCCGGTTCATAGTCTAGCACAGTGGCGCAAGCACCCTAACTTACACGGCTGGATGAAACAACTTTGGATTCAGAAAGGTTGTCCCGGCATTGATTCTGAGTTTTACAAAGAAGAATACAGACCTGACTTTAATGGTATTGAGTTTGAATTAAGTTGGCAAGACTTAGACGATTTGGAACGTGCAATTCGTTCAGGGAACTTACCTGAAACTACCGGATTCTTCTTTGGTAATAATTCTGACAATGTATACTTTGACCAAGACTTGAAGTTTTGCATTGACGGTAAGGCAGAAATCTTCTTGGGTCAAAGAGTGTTCTATAACTCAAGTTGGTAACATAAATCGGTGCGGACGTGAAAGTTGAAATTAAATTTGTTCCTGAAAGACGCCCCTATCATGTTGATATCAGATGGCAGTCTAGTAATGACTGGAATAGTAATGAAGCGTACAGATGGTGCGAACAAAACTTTGGTCATAGAAACGACAAGTACGACAATCCTCGTTGGTACGGAAACACACGATACTTCACAGGAGACTTTAAGTTTCGTGACAAAAAAGATGCTGAATGGTTCTTGTTGAGGTGGGGATGATGACAGAACAATTGCGTGTAGACATTCGTCCATACTTCCCCTGTATAGCTAACTACTATTGGGACAACATGGATCCAGCTACCGATGGTAGTATTTGGGATTGGCTCAAGCGTGACTATGATATCAGTCGCATCTATCACATCGGTGATACTAGAGCATTATGGGTTCACTTCCCCGATGCCAAGATGTTGTTGTGGTTTAAGTTGAGGTGGACATGAACGTATTTCGTAAAAAACACAGGGTACTTGCAGAGGATTATAGTGACAGAATCATTCGTATAATGATTAGCCAAAACACCGGAGTCTATAGCAAGAGCTTTTGGGAGTTTGTCAAAAAAGAGTATAACGGTGACCAAGAGTTTAGTTGGCGCAAAGACAAAAATTACATTGTGTTCAAAGATGAAAAAGACTACATGATGTTTTTGTTAAGGATGTGACAACGATGGATTATGACGTTAGTAGCATGTACCCAAGCATGATAGATTATTCCAATGTCATTCGTAGAAATGAGGAACATATAATGAGAGTATTGAATAAAAAGTATTGGCCCTATCACATTAAGATTAGTGAATCTCAGTTACCTGAGCGATGGTGTTACAAGACATTGAAAAGTGGTAACTGGCGTAACGTTGGTTCTTACTTTGCATTCAAGCGTCAGGAAGATGCAATGATGTTTACATTGAGGTGGTTATGAGATTAATGTTAGGTACAAAAGACAAACCGAGTTTGCTTGTTAATGTCGAGCAAGAATACAGTCCCACGCACTTTGACTTCTGGGTAGTCAACGGTGCTTGGCGCGGCACATATATTAATGGTTATGTGACATGTCACGACTGCCCAAGTGGTGACTACTCTAGCCTGGACAAGGTTGAGATACTGTGTGACAATCAAGACAGGTTACGTAGCAGTGACCATAGTGGCGGATATCAAGAGGTATTCAACAATTTTCACGATGAAGCGTATGTGGCATACAAACCAGAACCGGTCAAATATCCTGCAAGTTGGGATGATGACATTCCTTTTTAAAAGGTATTACTAAAGTAATACTTGACAAATAACCTAAACGGTTGTATAATAGTCTCATATTAAGTAAAGGATTATATGAAATTTCTAATCGCACTTGCATTGTCGTTTAGCTGTACGTTCGTGCATGCCGACGAGAACACTGACCGAATCAAAGAATTGAAGACTGAAATTAGCCAGCGTGAAGGTGCTATTGTTCAACTCAAGTCCGAGGGCAAGGCAACAGGTCGATTTGAGATGACTGTATTCCGATTGAAGCAAGAACTAGAACGCCGAGAATCGACAGAGGTGATGCTTAACACCGGCACTAAGAAAGAATAATATGACAGCAAGTTGGATCAAAAAACTGAACGAATCAGATAGTCGCCTTCACAAAGAAGACGTACTAAAGCAAGCACTTGAGGCTTGTGTATTGGGTAGCATTAATGCTCAAACATTCTTGGGCTTGGCTAAAGCATGTTACAACCCCTACGTTACATTCGGTGTGCGCAAAGTCCCTGATACAGTAGGTATAGTCGGCGCTGAGAACCCTTGGCAGGATTTTAATGAACTATTGGTTCAACTATCTCAGCGCCGACTTACTGGTAACAAAGCGTTAGAAGCTATTGACGCAATGAGTGAACGTTTCGATAGTGATGAATGGAATACATTCTGTGCCGCTGTTATGCGTAGGGACTTGCGTTGCGGTATCTCTAGCACAACTATCAACAAAATCTGTAAAAAGACTGATTGGGAAATCCCAGTGTTCGGTTGCCAACTAGCAACTAACAGTGAAGGTCGCCCTGAAATGAAAGGTATCAAACGACTTGAGCCTAAGTTGGATGGTGTGCGTATGTTGTTGATGGTCATCCCTGCTGATGACGGCGAAGTGACTACAATCTGTTTTAGTCGCAATGGTAAAAACTTTGACAACTTTGGTCATATCGAAGACCAAGTACGTGCTAATTTTAACAAGCTAGTTCGCAAAGCCGCAACAAGTAATTTGAGCATGGGCTTTGTGATGGACGGTGAAGTGATTGGCAATAGCTTCCAAGAACTTATGCGACAAGCACGCCGCAAGACAGATGTACAAGCTGAGGATTCAGTCTACAACGTGTTTGATATTATTCCATTGAGTAGCTTCCGTGAAGGTCATTGGAATGCTCAACTAGAAAAGCGTATCAAAATTCTTGACGACATGCGCCCGGTGTTTGATGAAATGGCTAGTCTTGAATTGTTGCCTCACATCATGGTTGACTTAGATACAGCAGCCGGTAAAGACCAACTTGAGCGTTACGCACAAGATAACGTCAAAGCAGGCTTTGAAGGTATTATGATTAAGGAAATGCAAGCTCCTTATGTTTGCAAGCGTAGCACAGACTGGATGAAGTGGAAGCCAGTCATCACTGTTGACTTGGAGGTTATCGGCATTGAAGAAGGTACAGGACGTAATCAGGGACGCCTCGGTGCTCTTGTATGTTGTGGCATCGATGATGGTAAAGAAATTACTGTCAACGTTGGATCTGGGTTCAGTGATGCGGATCGTGATAGCTACTGGGCTAATAGCAACTTCATTATTGGTCGTACTGCCGAAGTCATGTGCGATGTGATTACACAGAACCAAGATGGTACTTACAGTTTGCGTTTCCCTCGCTTTGTTCGATTCCGTGATGACAAATGAACGAACGTATTGAACCAATTATCCGTTTGCCCTGCGGGGGACAAGCATTCTTTGACGGCGAGTATAGTTATCGTTGCAATGCATGTATGGCTGTAGTTGGTAGCATAGGGCAGCCTGCCCGTTGTAAACAAGAGGCTGATAAGTATGAAACTTGGAAGTCACTTGGTGGCAAAGGGTGGGATTATGTTAAGGGAGTACCAGGATGAACGAACGAATCAAAGAACTTTTCAAACGTGCAGGTGGTAAAACATCCATTCAGAATCTAATGAGTAATCCAATGCAACAGCGGGAATACAATGAACTATGGAATGAAAATATTCAAAAGTTTGCCGAGTTGATTATTGAAGATGTGTTAAATGAAGTTAAAGAACGTGCTTACTACACAGGCGACAGAGACTGGAGTGACGAAGTGGATCGCCCCTGGATTCAGTTAGAATTCGGATACGGTTCTTTAGCAGCCGCACAAAAAGGAATCATCAAATGAACGATAAGAAACAAGAATTCTACACCGTGTATTGGACACAAGATTACCCACATTGGCAAGAAACACTTGATGAGTTGGATGAGCTTATGTTAGAATCAAGTGAGTATAAAGAAGCAACTGAGCTTATCAACCGAATCAAAAATAAATGTTAAAACAAATCATTACACGGTCCGACGTGCTTACTATTCTGAAAGAGGTTCAATCCAACTTACCGTCTAATAAGTATGATGTTGGGCAGAAAGTAATATCAGAACTGTGCTCTAAGTTATTTGAGCAGGTTACTGCACAGCACTTTAGCACTAAATTGAGTCTAGCGGTGACCGCAGGATCACATGATGTTGACCCTGATGTAGTGTTTTGTTTGCCCACGGGCCCTGTGCCACTTGAAATTAAAGTTGCACAAAATCAAAAATCACGTTGTCGATGGCGCGGCGGCTCATTGAGTGACCGCAACAGTGATTTTATTTTTGTGTCACGCAATAAGGATTGTACTGAGTTTTTCGTAGCGATTGTCCCCATGATAAAATCTGATTGGGGCACACAGAAAACAGCATACTATGGAACATTCTTTACCGAAGAGATGCTGTTCGCAAAAAATCCAATCGTATTATGCGGTGGGTTTACTAAGCAAACTAAAGGGAAGCGAACAGGCAAGCCCACACTGATATTTGAAAGAATTTAAGGAGTAAGAAATGGTAACACTAGTCAAGCACGAATGGCATCAAGTTGATGCACAATTCGCATACGAATTAGATAGTAGCACACTTGGTGAGATTTATCCCGACTTGGATGAAGATGAAATTGAGGCTATGCTACAGCAAATTGCTGATGGTGAAATTGACCTCGAAGTTCTATTGCAAGATGCCTACGACAATGATGTAGAGATTGAATGGGCTCGTCAGTATGATGACTGGTGGACTGACCGTAAAGGTGGTTACGAAGTTACATTTGAAGTAGGTGACGATGATAGCTGGCATTCAGACCCGGAAGAGCCGCCAGCAACACACAAGTGTACTAAATGTCGTTGGGAAGGCAAGAGTTGGGAAAGTCGCACTGTTTATGTAAATGAACAAGGTGAAGTATTACCCGATGACTGTGAAGAATGGCATGACACCAAAGATGCTTGCCCAATGTGCGACAGTGACATCGCCCTTACCGAACACGGTCAACAAGAAGACGAAGCACGAACAAAACGTATGGCTGAAATCGATGCCATGTTTGATGACGATGAATCAGCTAATGTTGATGAAGCATCGGTTGATGAGGAAGAACTTGCTCGTGCTTTGGAAGAATTAAAACAAGACTTTGAAGCATTGACAGCCCATACACATTACTGCACTGAATGTGATTGGACTGGCAACGAAATAGACCATGAAAAAGAGGGCATCTGTCCTAACTGTTGTGCTTACACGGAGAAGTACTAAGATGGATATCCCTGATATCGTGGGCAAGACTTACACGTTCGAGGATGGTGCTCGGTGCGAAGTTAAACAGATTAAAGTACGTGACGATGGTCCCTGGGTCACATACCATGTGCATGGAAAATCTATTCCTAGAAAGATGACGATGCTGTTATCTGAATTTGTAAATCAGTATGGTCATCTATTCGATTTACGAGAACCACCAAAATACCGATAAATATCATGTTATGTTAAAAAGAATCTTCTCACTAAGTAACGGGGCTTTACTCGTTGCACTTTCATTAAGTACTATCGCCGCTTGGTATAGTATCATTGGTCTAACCGCTATCTTCGCAGGTGCGGTTGTTCCCATTATCATTATGGGCACTGCACTAGAGTTCGCAAAGATTACAACTACTGTATGGTTGCGCAAGTACTGGTATCGCTGTTCATTCATTATGAAAGTGTACCTAGTACCTGCTGTTGTATTGCTTGCACTATTAACTAGTATGGGCATCTTTGGATTCTTATCTAAAGCACACTTAGACCAGAACATTGGTTCGGGAGATGTACAAGCGCAAGTGTCCTTGCTTGATGAAAAGATTGCCACTCAACGTGAAACTATCAAGTCAAGTAAGTCTATGCTGGCTCAAATGGATCAGCAAGTTAACGACATTATGACTAAGGGCGATAGTGAAAAGTCAGTTGAGCGTTCGGTCACGATTCGTAAACAACAGGCTAAAGAACGAGCCTCACTACAAAAAGATATTGAAGTCGCAAACAAAGAAATCGCAAAACTAAACGAAGAACGAGCACCTATTGCTAGTGAACTACGCAAAGTAGAAGCAGAGGTGGGTCCTATCAAGTATATCGCTGCCCTTATTTACGGTGACAATGCTGATGCGAATATGCTTGAAGCCGCTGTTCGTTGGGTTATTATCTTACTCGTCGTGGTCTTTGATCCGCTTGCTATCATGCTAGTGTTAGCTGCCAATCAAAGTAAAGAGTGGGACGAAAACAATGACGTAGAAGAAGAAAACAAACTACGTGAACAAGTTGAGCATGATAAAGTAGTTGAGACTATTTTAGAAGATACCCCTGATCCATATGTTGCTGATGTAGGTGAGAAACCAACAATAGAAGAATTAGAAGTTACTATTGAAGAGGAAGAAGCATTCAAAGACTTAGAGCCAAAGCCTGAACCAGAGAAGACTGTGGCTGAACTTCACCCATACTTGAATAAACCATTTAGTCACTTTGAGAATACTACACCAATTGTTCACAAACCAGAAGTTGAAGAACCTGCATACGAACAAGATGATGGTCCTTTAACAGAAGAACAGATTGAGCAGGTTGTTGAATCCGTCGAGGATACTAAAATTCTAACAATGGGTATTGACGAAGTTGAACGTCCCGGTGACTATGTTACTGACCCTGGATTCGAGGGTGTTAAAGTAAACGGTGAGTGGGTTCAAACTGGTCCATCGTTTCCGGTCGAATCGGGCATCAACACTGAGGGTATGACTAGCGAAGTCTATAAGCAACTTGAAGGTGAATATGTCGAGTTTGAAGGTAAGAGAATGCATGAGCGTGTTCTAAAATCTATCAGACCAGACTTGTTTGCTATTTTACCTGATGACCAAATATCTACTAGTTTCGGAACAACGTTCCCGTCGCAAGCAATGTTTGGCAACATGTATGTAAGAACAGACATTATCCCTAATCGAGTGTTTAAGTTCAATGGACGCAAGTGGATTGAAGTCAACAAAGAGACTACAGATAGTTACTTGGATGATCCTAAGTACATTCAGTTTTTAGTTGATAAACTATCGACCGGTGAATATGACCCTGATACTCTGACCCAAAGTGAGCAGGATGTCATAAAAGGTTACTTAGAAGCAAAAAAGTAATACTTTAGTACTACAAAATGCCCCGCAAGTCGGGGCTTTTTTTCGGTTGACAATAAATGGTTTTGGTTGTATAATAGATACTTAGACAGCAACAAAACAAGGAACATTATGTCAGAATTCACTAGCTATGTTATGAGTTTCTATGGTCCCGAGAGTGAACTTTATCCCGAGTTCAATTTCAACGAAATCCAAGTTAACATCGCTACTGCAATCCACAAGATGCGTTGCGAGGCACGTGATGTTGAATTCTGTGGTGATTCAGTTGACCGCGAAGCTGTCCGTGATATTATCCTCGAAGCACAAAAAGTTGTCTTGCCTGAGTTTGCAAAGGCTTGACAATAAATGGATTCGGGTATATAATCATATCATTGTTTAACACAGGAGTTAGTATGAAAGTCAAAATGTTATGTCTAGCCGCAGTGCTTAGTCTGACCGCATGCGGTAGCATGAATGTAGGTAAAGGTCCAATCGGCGACCAGAAGCTATCAACAAATTTTGTTAGCGAAAAAATCAAAATCGAGACTAAGTGTTCTTGGTTTGGTATGGGTAGTGATTGTAAAATTGTTGCCATCGAATCAATCGGTACTGATCCATCATATGGTGGCACTGCTACTAATCGTAAAAATGCGTTGACCCGTGCTGAAATGCGCGCCAAGTCAAACGTTGCTATGTTTTTGAATGACTCAATCACTACTGAGCGTGTTCAAACTACAATTGCCAAGAACATTGAAAAGGCTTCTGACAAAGTTCGTTCAGGTAATGACGATGGTCAAACTGTCGAAATGACTGACCGCGAAGCTAAGAATGTGTCATTGCGTGAGAATGACAATCACACAGCGGTCACACTGACTGAAACAATTCGCACATCGGCATCGGCAATCTTGCGTGGCTTCACTAAGGTCAAAGAAGAAGTTATCGGCAATCAGGAAGTTGCGGTGACTGTTCGTTGGGACCTGCAATCTAACAATTCTCGTAAACAACTTCTCCAAATGATGCAATGAACAAACTAATCACTATCCTAATCTTGTCGCTGTTGACGGCTTGTGCTAGTAAACCTATGAAGACCTCAGGGTCGATTGAAGGGAAAGAAACTATCCGAGTAACGGGCGTCGGTAAAGATTTTAACGAAGCCAAGCGTAATGGTTTTCGTACTGCGATTGAAATCGTAGTAGGATCAGTGATGGTTGCAGAGCGTGAATTGGTCAATGATAAAATCACACGTGATGATATCGTTGAACACAGTGCAGGGTATGTAGATGACTACAAAGTTATCAATCAAATCTCGTCATACAATCAAGTCACTGTTTCAATGGATGTAACTGTGAAGAACAGCGTCATTGCTACTAAGTTATTGAATAGGAGCGAGCCTACGAAAATCAACGGAGACCGTCTTTCTACTCAATACCAAACGTATATGAATGAGCGACAAACAGGTGACCAGTTTCTCAACACTGTATTGAAAGACTACCCGAGAAAAGCGTACATCGTTGAACAGGGCAAAGTAGATTATGTCGTTAACAGTAACCGTGAAGCAGTGTTCGTAATCCCCTACAAAGTTAAGTGGGACTACAAATATCTTACTGCATTGAATGAGGCTTTGGATAAAGTCAAAGACACTCCATCGATTAGTAACTTCAATACCCGATGCATGTGCTACTTGACGCCAGAGCGTATTGTGGTTATGAGCAAATCACCTAACTCATTCTTGCTTGGATCCCGAGAAACTTATCACTTTAACGACGGCATCCGAGCAGATAATGTGCGCAATGCTTTGAGTGAGAAGACGGTTATTAAAGTAGCCATCATCGGTCACAACGGTGCAGTTTTGCATAAGAGTTGTGTGGGCACTGAGACTACTTTCAGCGGAACGTTCGACCGCGGAGTCTATGCAGTATGGGGTAACGCATACGAAGAAGAACAGTTGCACATTACAGTTAACTCTAGCCTCGCTAGAAACATGAATCAGGTTAGCCGTATTGAGATGACTGTGGACACATTCAATGCCTGTCACTATTGATTTTGTTCTGGTTGTTTGATACAATGATAAGTATACAATAACCAGAACCATTCATGTCCGACGAAAATAACCTAAGCCAATGTAGCTTCTGTGGCGCAAGTAAAGAAGCTGTTAAGAAACTTGTTGTAGGAGACAGTGTTGCTATTTGTAGCGACTGCGTTGAACTATGCCAAGACCTCATCAATGATGAACAAAAGGACATTGAGAACAATATCGAACCTCAATATGACCCTGAAGTAATATGCCAATACATAGATGATAGGGTCATCGGTCAGACCGATGCAAAGCGTGTACTAAGTGTAGCCATCGCTAATCATTACAAACGAATCACAAACCCTCCCAAAGATTTAGAAATCCAGAAGGGCAACGTACTAATCATCGGACCAACAGGTTCGGGAAAAACTCTACTTGCTAAGACTGCGGCTCAATATCTCAAAGTGCCCTTCGTAGTCGCTGATGCCACAAGTTTGACAGAAGCCGGATATGTCGGTGATGATGTAGAATCCATGATAACGATGTTACTTAACGCGGCTGGGGGAGACAAAGAACTAGCAGAGCGCGGAATCGTATTCGTTGATGAAATTGACAAAATCGCCCGCAAGAGTGAAGGTTCTAGTATCACACGTGACGTATCCGGCGAAGGTGTACAGCAAGCATTGTTGAAGATGGTTGAAGGTACTACCATCAGAGTTCCCAATCAAGGTGGACGTAAGCATCCAGGTGGTGATATGAACGAAATCAACACCAAGAATATCCTGTTTATCGCAGGTGGTGCTTTCGTTGGATTAAAAGAGATTGTGTCTAGCAGAGAAAAGGGCACAAGCATTGGATTCAGTGCAAGCATTAAAGACAAGACAGTAGAGGGTGACTTGAGCAAAGTATCACCTGATGACTTGACTAAGTTCGGGATGATTCCTGAGTTTATCGGTCGTTTCACTACTACAGTAAGCATACAAAACTTGACCAAAGAACAATTAGTTCAAGTACTGACTTCGGTCAAGAATAACTATATCAGTCAGTATCAATATCTATTCAGTTTGGATGATATCAAACTAGAATTTACCAAAGAAGCATTGGAAATGATGGCAGAGAACACACTTAAACTCAAGACAGGCGCCCGTGGTCTGCACACTGAGATTGAGCGTGTACTAATGCCTCACATGTATCATGTTCGGAAGTATAGAGAAAATTCAATTTCAGAGCTAAATATAAATGAAGGACTAGTTTTAGAACCAAAACCAATATTATGAAAAAAGGAAGACGAGTTTATGTTACTGACGGCAATGTAGAAAAAGCATTGCGCAAGTTTAAGAAGAAAATCACTGAGCAGGGCCTTATCCAAGAGGTAAGAGACCGTCAGGAATTTGTTAAACCAACAGTCAAACGCAAAATTGCTAAAGGTCAGGCGAAGAGTCGCTGGCAAAAGCACCTGCGTAACCAAACTCTACCCCCTAAACTATTTTAACCTAAATAGTTGTATATATTGCGAAAGTAGCTAAAATATATAGTTCTGTAGATGCTTCTTAGGTCTACAAAAATCTTGCTTTTCAAAGGAGAAAAATATGAGCAAAGTCATCGGTATCGACCTCGGTACCACAAATTCATGCGTAGCCGTTATCGAAAACGGAATCCCCAAAGTAATTGAAAATTCAGAAGGTGCTAGAACAACACCCTCAATCGTTGCCTACGCAAACGATGAAATCTTAGTCGGTGCAGCAGCTAAACGACAAGCAGTTACAAATCCAAAGAACACAGTATACGCCGCAAAGCGTTTAATCGGTCGTAAGTTCACCGAAGAAGCTGTTCAAAAAGATATTAACTTGATGCCATATCAAATCGTTAAGAATGACAACGGTGATGCTTGGGTTCAAGTGAATGAGAATAAGTTAGCACCTCCGCAAATCTCTGCCGAAGTTCTTCGTAAAATGAAGAAGACCGCAGAAGACTATTTGGGTGCGGAAGTAACTCAAGCAGTTATCACAGTTCCAGCATACTTTAACGACAGTCAACGTCAAGCGACAAAAGACGCAGGTCGTATTGCTGGTCTAGAAGTATTGCGTATTATCAACGAGCCAACAGCAGCCGCACTAGCATACGGTGTTGACAAGCAAGACAAGAAAGACCGTAAAGTCGCAGTCTATGACTT